ATTCGTAACCTAGTTACGAAGTGGTTCGCGGGCGAAATGGTTCCACCTGGGACTTACTCAGTCCGCCAGAATCGAGATTGTTTCCCAAGTTGCATCTCTTTTATGAAACCGATAGACCGCGCCGATGTAAATCGGATGCGATTTATTCTGACTCTCCTTACTCTTCTACGTTGTGTAGAAGGGCTTGAAGAGCCTGATATTGAGGCGATTACTCGCCCCAGTACGGTTTCTAATAAAGATGCCACAACTGTCGTAAGCAAGCGTTTTATTAAACGTTTCCTTAAGTCAGTGGGTCACAAACCTGGATTCAAGCCGTCATGGTCCGGTCGCTTCCACTTTACGACAAAGATGGGACCAAATGGTCATGCTATGTCGTCGACTGCTGCGGATGCAGTTAGTCTGACAATGCAGGACCAATGGGACCTTCTTTGTCTTGGTGGGAGTGATCTCTTCACACGGTTTCAGGGATACCTTGGAATTGCAAACCGATCACATCCTGGATTTATCCTGGATGTATCGGGTGCAATTCTAAGTGCTACAGCTTGCCGACCCTGGAGTAATCCAGTGTCTGCAAAGCTTGTAGCTATCCCTGCACCTGAAGGGAAAACACGAATCATTGCGCAGCTTGATTACTGGTCACAAGAGGCCCTTAAGCCTCTTCATGATTACGTAATGAAGCTGCTTCGTCGGATTCCAAACGACCTGACTTATCGTCAGTCGCGTGGACCGTCAGTAATGACTCGACAACCCGGGCACTCATTTTGGTCTATCGACCTTAAGAGTGCAACGGATCGTTTTCCGATCATGACGCAGTTTACAGTCCTAGAGACAATGTTCGGTACTGACTTTGCGTGGGCCTGGTATATGACACTTCGTCGTCCGTTTAAGTACGGAGACGAATTTGTTACATACCAAGCGGGACAACCAATGGGGAGTTACTCCTCATGGGCTGTTTTCGCGCTTTGTCACCATATCATTATTTGAGAGGCCCATCGGCGCGCAGGAGTAACAGTAGGTAAAACCTATTGTGTCCTGGGTGACGATGTAGTCATCTCTAATGATGATGTGGCCGAACAATATCTGGAGATCCTTAAGACTCTTGGTGTCGAGGCCTCACCGGCCAAGACCCACAAGTCTAAAACATGCTTTGAAATTGCCAAGCGATGGTATTTCCGGGACGGTGAAAACTCTTACGAGTTTACTCCTTTTCCGATTAATTCCGTCGCTGTGACAGTTAAAAGTATGTCACTGGTTCTCCAGAGTCTCTACGAAGCTGTTCGGAAAGGATGGCCGCTTCCTAGCGGATCATCTCTCCCCGAGGCTGCTGCCGGAGTTTCGTGTGTTATGAAGGGAAATGTATCCAAAGGATACTATCTCGCACTTCATAAACTTGCGAAACTCTGCTGAACAGTAGGAGAAATCCTCCGGGGAAACCTAGAAGGGGTGTATGGGATTCGATCCCTACAACAACTTTTCGGTCTCCCTTGTCTATCGCCAGCTAGTTCGCTTGCTCCTGGTAAAGTTCCAGATAGCATGCTTACAAACTGTGTGGTAGAGCTGTTCAGTGAATCAGCAGATACAAAGGGTCAGGGATTTGATGACGTTGGGTTTAACACCCTAATGATCATCACTAACCCTGAGTACGTTCAGCCTCAAATGGTGCAAGCAATGCTAGAATCAATTCCCCAACTATCAGTGTATGGGGCATTCGAAGAACAATACCTTCAGATTTCTCAGAAGGCATGGGACTTCGATGCCATTTACTCTGGTAATTGGGATCTAGCAATGCGGGCACTGACTGTACCTGACACGTCTCGAGTATTTTCTGCGCGTAACAAGGATGTTCGGCAAATCTTCATTATGAAGATCGCCAAATACCTTGTTCAGCGTCTGAAAATGCTCGCTACGAGTCCATACGCGCTATTGCGGTACTATTGTACACCCAGTGCACCCATGGGTAAATCGTGTGTGAGAACACACGGGGGTCCCATGATGCGGTCCTGCCTCACAGCAGG